AAACTACAACAACTTGCATTAGATATTGCTGCAGGTACAGGTAAAGATTTAGCAACAGTTACCGAAGCCCTTGGTAAAGCCTATGACGGCAACCTGGGCGCATTAAAACGTATTGGCGTGCCTCTTGATGAAAACATTGTAAAGACTAAAGATTTTGATGCAGCCGTTATTGCTTTATCTGAAACCTTTGAGGGACAAGCTGATGCAGCAGCTAATACTTTTGCTGGTCGTCTTGCAAGATTCAAAGTAGCAATAGATGAAGCCAAAGAAAGTTTAGGTCAAGCACTTTTACCATTACTTGAACGCTTTGCAAAGTTTGCAACAGATACTCTTGCACCAGCATTACAAGGAATTATTGACGGCTTAACAGGTAAAAAGAAATCTGTTGTTCCGTCTCTTGGAATGTTTGCAGAAGCAACTAATGAGGGTGAAGAAGCAGGTTATAACCTTGGTGTTGCTTTGCGTGAACTTGGTTCAGGACTTGGTTCATTAGCAGGAGCATTTGACAGTAATACCTCAAGTGATTCAGGTTTTGTAAGATTCATTAACTTACTTACACGTATGGTTGAGGGCTTAGATTCTTTGTTTGCCAAACTCGATGCAGCTGTACAAAGGTTTAGAGATTTCAAACAAGCATTTGATGATTCACTAATAGGACAATTTGCAAGTGCGACAGGACAATTTGCCCCAGATGCCCCACTATCAGGCAAAGTACAAGGCTTAGTAGGAATCAACACACAAAAGCCAACAATAATTGTTAACAACAACATTAAAACAGCTGTAGACCCACAAGCCACAGCTAGAGCAATAACTAAAGTTACAAACACAGCAACTAAAACAACAGGTATAAAACCTTTCAACTTCGGCTTTAGATAAACCTATGACAGTTTATACACCAACTTATCGGGTCACTATTGCAGGTGTTGTACAAACAGCCGACATACTTTCAGGTGGCACAATTACCTATGGTCGTAACGATTTCTTTGAAGCAACCCAACCAAGTTATTGCAACATAGAACTATTAAACAAAGATGGCGCAAGCCCAGTAGTTGAACTATTAGACGTTGTAATTATTGAGGTTACAAACTCAGCAGGTGCTTTTGTCAAATTGTTTACAGGTGAAGTTGCAGGTGTTTACAACAGACTAGAAGCAGCTGGCGCAGGTGGTAAACCTAACACTTTACAAATTCAAGCAATAGGCGCACTTGGTTTACTTGTTAAACGTACTGCTGGTGCTGTTAGTTACCCAGAGGAATTAGACGGCGCACGCATTGAACGTATCTTGCAAGAGACTTTGTTTATTGCTTGGGAAGATTTAAGTAACACACAAACTTGGGACGATTTTACTACCGAGACTTGGGGTAGTTACGGAATACAAGGCATAGACACAATTGACCCAGGTCGTTACGAAGTACTAGCTAGAACAGCTGAAATAGACCAAGCCTTTAATCTTACAGATGAAACCCAACAATCAGGCTTAGGCTACTTATATGACACCACAGATTTTGAAATAGGTTATGCAGATGCAGAACGAAGAATAACTAATTATTCAGATAACCTAATTGAACTAGACGCTAACCTAGCTAATGCTGATATACAAACAAGACTACAAACAGCAGACATTGTTAACAGCGTTGTCATTCAATACGACGACCCAGTACTTGAAGAAGCAGCCCAAAACGATACGTCAATAAATGATTATGGTTTGTTACAAGAAATTAGAAGAACCATATTAGCTCAACAATTAGATGCCCAAGAACAAGCTGTAAATTTTGTTAACTTTAGAGGAACACCTAGAACCTCATTAGAAGAAGTATCAGTAAACCTGGCTAATGATGCTATGACCAATACTGTTAGAGATGATTTACTAGCTGTGTCTATGGACACTTTGCTATACGTCGACAATATCCCAGTAGGGCTTATATCTTCAGGGTTTTTTGAGGGCTTTGTCGAGGGCTGGACTTGGTCACTTGGTAGACGAAACCTAGAACTCACTATGTCTGTATCTAACTCAATCTACTCAACTCTTGATGTACAATGGGAAGACTACAACCCATTAACCCAATGGCAGAACCTAGACAATACAACTATGTGGCTTGACGTTATTTAAGAAAAGGATAAACTAGAACAATGGCAACTACTACAACCAATTTTGGCTGGGACATTCCCCAAAGCACAGATTTAGTTAAAGACGGCGCTACAGCTATTGCAGCTTTAGGTCAAGACATAGATACAGCTTTTGTCGATTTCAAAGGGGGCACAACAGGTCAGGTATTAAAAAAGACTTCTGGTACTGATTTAGACGTTGAATGGGGTACAGCCTCATCTGGTCTAACCTTGATAAATACGACTAGTTTTAGTGGAGTAACTACTCAATCAATAAATTCAGTTTTTAGTTCAACTTATAGAAATTATTGTATTACTTGCGATATTACTGTTGCTGCAAGTTCTGGAATTTTGACATTAAAATTAAGAGCAAGTGGTTCAGATACTTCTACAAATTATGTGGCTAGCCGTATGTTGGCTGTGACATCAAGTGTTTCTTCTGGTGAAAATACTGCTGGAACTGATGAATGGTATGTGTCAAGCACCACTTCTGGAGCACAAGGAGATAGAACTGCATTTCAAATAGATGTTTATAGACCAAATTTAGCAGAAAGAACAATGTTTGCTGGTAAATCAATGTTCTTTGACACAAATGTTTACAATCAAATTGTTAGTGGAACTCAAACTGATACAACGCAATTTGACGGATTTACAATTATTGGTGCTGGAAACTTAACAGGTCGTGTATCTGTTTACGGATATAGTATTTAGGAGATAAAATATGGCAACTGAAAAAATATTTATTGGAATAGATAACGAACGCATTGAACTTACTGGTGCAGACAAAGAAGCCTTTATCGCTGACAGAGAAGAACGCGCTGTCCAATTTCGCTTATTCGAAGCCGAGTATAAAGCCAAGCGAGATGCAAGAGAATCTGCAATTACAAAACTTGGTGAAATAGCAGGACTCACAAAAGAAGAACTAGATGCAATCCTTTAACCACAAACAATTTTCTTTAGCTGCAATTGCTTTCTTAGCAGCTTGGCAAGCAACAGACTTTGCCCTTGATTACAGAGCTGTATTAGGTGCTGTTGTAGCTGCTTCAATGGGAGCTATGAACCCTAATGCCAAAACCAAGATTAAGTAAAGCAGCTGAGCAGTTACGCTCGGAAATAAACGCCAAGTATCCTAAGCGAGATAAACGCTCGGACGGCTGGATAGGCGACACAGCACATAACGCACGTAAGTCAGACCATAACCCAGATAAGAATGGTTGGGTTCGTGCTATAGATATTGACTCAGACCTTGTTAAAGGCTCATCTAAGGAATCCTGGTTATTAGCCGAGAAGATTAAGATGATAGCACTCAAGGGGGACAAAAGAATTAGTTACATTATTCATCAACAGCGAATAGCCTCACCACGTCAAAATTGGGCTTGGCGTGTCTACAAAGGGTCTAACCCTCACGTATCCCATATGCATATATCCTTTACTAAAGCTGGGGACTTAAACGGAAAAGGATTCGGAATATGACCAAACCTAAAGCTAAGAAACAAACAATTGAACTACCTGATGTTATGGCTACTGAACTTGTACGCATCATTAACACAGCTCACGAAGACGGCAAACTAATCACAGGATTTGTTGCTTGCTTAGAACTGTTTGATGGACGTAAGAAAACTATAAAAATTGTTGCTAACCAAGATATGCCACAACATTCAGTATTTGGAATTATCAACTATGCAGCTGAAAAATACCAATTTACAATGTCACCTGAAGAAGATGATGACGACTTTTACGACCCTGAGTGGTTTGACGGACAATGATAAATGAACTTATTGGCATCATTGGTTTGCTTATTACTATTCTTGTTTTGGTTATTAAGGCAACTGCAGAAATTATTAAAATGAAATCACAATTGTTTCCTAATGGTGGAAGTTCTTTGTCAGATAAAGTGACACGCCTACAGTTAGATGTTGTCAAAATTCGTAGTACTATAGATAGTATTAACTCACAGTTAGGTAAGAAACCTACACGAAAGAGGTAACTATTAAACGTTACGTCGTAATATCAGATTTGCAATACCCTTACATTAAGAAATCTTACGTTGAAAGTCTTTTAGATTACATAGCCTACGTCAAACCAGATAAGTTACTTTGTGTTGGTGATGAACTTGATTGCCAAACAATATCAACTTATGCAAGAGGCACAGCCCTAGAGTTTGAGGGTTCGTTACAAAAGAATATAATAGGTTTGAAAGGCTTGCTCAAAGAATTCCGTAGTGCTATTGGACGCAGTAAGCCTTTCCAAATTCAACGAAGCAATCACACAATAAGAATTGAAAAATACATAAGTCGTCACGCACCAGCGTTTAGTGTTATAGATGCAATCAAAATAGAAAACTTACTTGGATATAATGATAAAGATATAAAAGTTACTTACAACAGGTCTTTAACAGAAGTTGCTAAAGGCGTAATTATGGGTCACGGCGACGAGGGCAGGCTTTACAATCACGCAGGACAAACAGCTCTTGGACTAGCTACAAGAACAGGTAAAAACGTCGTTTGTGGTCATACACATAGACAAGGCATAAGCTCTGCAAGTCACGGCTTTGCTGGGAATCTTTCAACACTTTGGGGTATGGAAGTTGGGCATCTATGCGACCTTAATAGTTCTGGTATGCGTTATATGAAAGAGGGGCACGCTAACTGGCAGGCAGGCTTTGGAATCTTGTACGAGCAAGACGGCATAGTTAAACCAGAACTAGTACCATTTAATAAAGATGGTTCTTTTATAGCTGAGGGCGAACTCTGGCGTTAAAGCCGTTATCAAATTGTTATAATTCAATGCCGTGTTTTGACATAGGTAAGCCTTAACCTTTCTTTAACGAAAGGGGCAATATATGGATAAAGTCTGGTATCCAATATCAGAACTATTAACCGACGCATATCATAAAATGTTTTTTTACCACAAAACCCAATGCACTTTTAGGGAATGTGATTGCGAAAACAAGCTACAACAATTGCAAGAATTCCACGGCATATTTATAGGAGTTAATTAAATGGATTATCTAAAGAACTACATAGAAGTTAAAGACAGAATACAAATGTTTTACGACAAATTCCCAGAGGGCACTTTGCACTTTCAATACAAGGGTGTCCTGGAGTTTAACGGCGAAACATACATTTATGGTGAAGCCTTTGCTTACCCTGAACGCGACAAAATGGCTTATGCAAGTGGCTGGGCTTGGGAACGTGTACCAGCTAGAGGCTTTGCTAAAGGCGCTGAGATGATGACTTTAGAAACATCAGCTTGGGGTCGTGCTATTGCAGCTCTTGGTATTGCTGTTACTAAAGGTATTGCTTCTAGAGAGGAAGTACAACGTAACGTGAACACAGAAAACGACCCTTGGCAAACCCCACCAGATAGCCTTAAAAAGCCCATAGAGGGCAAAATTAGCCCCGAAACCCCTGCGCCTATATCAGGACAAGGACAAGGCTTAGAAATGGGCTATTTTGGGTCTTATAGAGTTGCTACAGAAAAGCAAGTAAACTTCTTGCATTCTTTATGTAAGCGTATCTATACTGATTGGGATAAAGAGAAACTACTGAAATATCTGCAATTCCTAAGTAAGGAACAGGAGTTTTCTAAGCTAGAATTCGCACCATACACAATTGTTAAAAACCAATTAGATAATCAACAACAATTGGCAGATAACCTTAGTGCTTGGTTAAACGCTTCTAGACTTCCGTCAAGCCACGAACAGGCTGAAACGGCAGCTGCAGATTGGAAGACAGACCAATTTTAGAGATACTTTTAATGAA